AGTAGTTGTATTAATATTTCCCGCCTGTAAAACCACATTCGCTATACCTGAAACCGTACTACCAGATGTTGCTTGGAAAGTAAATGTTGAAGCAGCTCCAATAGCTTGTGCAGTTAAAGCAGTACTACCAGTATCCTCTTCAATTATGAAGTATTGACCTGGATCATCAGCTACCAGCAAATTCACATACCCACCAGAACCAGTAACCGCTGGATTAGCAGGAAGATAACCAGAATAGGAATTATTGATTGGTCCGAATGAATCATCAGCCATTCCTATAATGCTACCTAATAAGGAAAAATTACCTACACTTCCTGCTGTTGCTGTTACCACTCTACCATTTGCATCCAAATCTACAGGTTGATACATATACCACGCTACACCCGTAGTTGCTTGGTAATAATTACATCTGATATTTCCGTATGGTTGGCTGATAGGTCGCAAACCTTTTTTACCTGATACATTTGCCATCCTATTACCTCCTTGTTAAATTACTATTAAAAATCACGTCCTTCTTGTAAACCGCTTCCTACCCCAGTTGAATCTTCTTTTTCGGTTGTATCTTCCGGCTTGTAAAAACCAGACTGACCCTTTGGTAGTGGTTGAGTACCTTTTTCTAACTGGTTCTTTAAGTGAGCAGTAGATTTTAACCCAGGTGCTTTTCTTATAGATTCAGCTATTTCTTTCTTAATACAAGCTAGAACTGCATCTCCACGCTCAATAGCTCCACTTGTAGAGAAAAGATATTTTGACTTTCTAGCAACTTCAGGAAATATAGTCTTATTCACTATAATCCACCCCTTAATAATTGCATCATCAATAGACCTTTTCTTTTTATTTAACCAACGAAAAGCAAGTTTATCTTCATAAACTTTAAACTCTTTCGGTAAAGTTAAACGATGTTCACCTGGAGCATACCTTCGTTCTTTAACCATTAACACGTCATCTAGTGTTTTTGGTTGGGACTTCATTCTATCCGCTATATACCTATCATCTTCAGCTAACATCTGAAGCATAGGAGCAGCTTCTTGTACCTCTTGCACTTCTTCCTTAACCACTTCTTTTACCTGTTCTGTTTTTAATGGATTCATACTTCTATCCCTTCCTTTCCTCTTGATTTACTCAAGGTTCTGGCATAGTCCTCATAAGACATACCGTTCTGGTCGCAAAATTCTCTTTGTTCCCGTGATAAAACAATCTTATTAGTAGAGATTGTCTGGCGTGAGGATGGTAAAGAAGTAGAGGATACTCTCGCTATCCTACTAACTTCTTTCTCAACTTTTTGATGAACATTACCCTCAACATCATAACCCCTTTTTCTAAGTTCGTTTTCCATTTCATACATTACAAGTAAAGGTCCATCTGGAGAAGTTCTCCATCTAGGATTATTACTTAAAATAGACTGGAATATTGTTGACTTTTCAGAACCTCCCTCGTTTAGTTCAGGATGTTTACCTACAACAACTTGAGTATTATTCTCCAAAGTATTTTTAACTTGAAGTAACTCTTGCTGTTCTTTAATTCCTTCCCTTTCTTTTGCAATAATTTCACGAGCTTGTCGTTCTGCAAGTTTATTGACCGCTGCCTTCCAATCTGTTTGGGCTAACTTGTCAATCTCATCAAGTTCAGTAATAACTTCTTGTTTAGTAGAAGAAGGTTCAACAACTACTCTTTGACGCATTTCTTCGATTTCCCTATTCATCTTCTGAATAATCCTATCTTGAGCAAATACTTTGTTACGCCAAGATTGGTCATCAGTAGATGGTTTGGGCTTCTCTTCTTTTACTACAACCTTTGGTTCTTCCTGAACCTCTTCCTTTGGAGTATCTTGTGTTTCTATAGAAACTTCAACTCCACCATCTGTAGTTTCTACAATCTCAGAATCTTTTTCTTTTACTTCTTCGCCTTTTTCTGGTATTGGCATTTACTACTCCTTTCATTACTCCCGTATTTAATAACGGGGATTCTCCTCATCTTGAGGGTTTGCTTGTTTTAGATAATCCGTTAATAGACTATCCACTATATATGTTGCACCATCAATTTCACCCTGGATTAATATTGACTTCTCATATCCTTTTACCTCAGGGTTACATTGACGGAGTAAAACCGCTTGCTCCTGTTTCTTGCCTTGCAGCCACTGACCCAGCAGGTTCTGCAATATTACCCATCCCTGGCTGTCCAGTAGTTGCTTGACCGCTTCCACCTTGTCCTGGTTGTCCACCTTGACCTCCAAATTTAGTCATTGTTGCCATCATCTGTTGCATCATTACCATATGTTGTTGAATATGTTGTTGAATAAATGCTATTAATTGTTGAATCATATTAGTATTGTTAATAGCAATAACCTGCATAGTAGGTGACTGTATAAAAGCCTGGTGAGAAGTTAAATGTTGTAAATGATTCTCAGTCATTTTGACATTAACGTGTTTGAAATCACCTTGTACTATCCTAGTATTTTCTTCTTCAGGTGTCATTAAAGTTAATGGTTCAGGTTCTGGTCCAATATAATCTACTGGGTTTTCCTTATGTGCTTTAATTAATTCAGCAGTAATTGAATAAAGATTAGTTGCATTGGTAGCCACCAAAGGATTCTGCATTAACAAAGCGTAGAGATTACTAATCAACTGCCTTTGGGTATTATCTGAACCCATAGAAGCATCTTCTAATAGATAAGCGTCATATTCCCCACTAATTCCATCATCAGTTAATTCATTACTATTAAATATAGGCTGGTCATCTTCACCAAGTATTCTATTTTCTAAACCTGGAGGAATATTCTTTTGAACCTGGTCTAATATTAAAGTAAGTATTCTACCTGCACCTTCTCTTAATTTTTCAGCAGGGATAGCAAATCTTTGCTCGGCAGCCCCAACTATTGCTTGAGTTCTTGTAGCAGTTCCAGACCCCCCTACTATCTCTGACTCTCTGCCCAACACATAACTTGAAGCCGCTGTCAAACGCTCAATAAATTCCATTACTGTGCGTATGGCGACTATCAATCTTTCAGTTGGGATTTGGAAATCAGGATAGTAGATATTCCTTTGGGGATTTGAAACAGGAATAAGTTTGTTAGGAGCGATAGTAATATTCTGTGGGACTAGGTTACCAGAGGGGTCATAAAAACCTGGCTTAAGAATAGATAAAGTGTTAGCATCAGTCAACTGATTGAATATAGCATCAATCTCTTCCGCTAAAGGTGCTACTATTTCTAAGTAACCATATCCTTCAAGTGCAGTAGGGTCTTCAATAAGGTCATTAATCTTAGTAAAATCTATTGGGCGCTTACCTCTCTTACTAATATCCTTAACTGCAACTCCCCCAAGAAACACTTTCCTTAAAGGGTCAATCAATATCCTTACATCTTCTGCAAATCCATCCCTATCAATATCAATCTTTATATAACACTTTAATACATCAATAGGAGTAGAGCGAAGCTTAATTTCTTTAATCGTTTCTATATTCTCCGCAGTTGAAGATGAATAGGTTTCATTAATTACATTCTCAATCTTTGTTTTTAAATAGTTACTAGTTTCAAAGGTAGGAATAGAAACATTAACCGCCTTACCTTCCTGTTCCATTTGTTCAAGGTCAGAATAAATCCAATTACATTTAATAATCACTGGGTCTTCTTGAATATCCCTACCTAAGAATATATTCTCTCTAGGGATAATTTCAGTCTTGGTATTTTCCTCTATCCTTAATTTCTTTTCTTTACTAACAGAAGGAGTTCCATCCTTCTCTCTTAACTGAATACCAAACTCATCTATAATAGGAGTTTCTAATACCTCTCCTATATCTATATACTTAATATCCCAGGTTATCTCACTGGCTACATCCCCATAACCTACTGCAACCTTACACCAACCATCAAAGAACCCCTTCATCCTTGACCTAGCCCTAATCCACCAATCCATTAACTTATTAATTCTTTCTACCTTTTCTTTATCAGTTTTCTCTGTAGGTTTCCACTTGATAAGGTCCTCATTCCAAACAATTGGGAACATCCTTGAGTGAAGTAAATCTATAATAGACATTGCAATCTTTAGGGAGCGATTAGAGCAGAACTTCCAAGGAATATTCTTAACTTCTCTTTTCCCATAGTAAAGATTATCTAGGGCTTTTTTCTTACTATCAAAAGTATAACCCAACCCTTTAGAGTCCATCCCATAATCTTTCTTATTACGCTTATCCTCTAAATCTTTAAAGTTATCAATAACAGTTTCTACCAACAACTTTTCCATTGCTTCATCTATTATTATTTGGATTGAATCAATATCTTTTGGCATTATTCTTCCCCATAAGTTTCGGCTATAAAATTAAAAAATATTGGTACTGATGCTGTATTGGTTACAGCTAATAAATAATTAGAATTCTTTTTTAATATCCATTCTGAATTATTTCTAATATTGTTTTGACCAGAAGGAACTACATTAGAACCTACGCCACCTCCAGTATTACCAACTATCATTGCATTAATTAATAATGTTCCATTAGTAGTTATAGCTACAGTAGAATAACATTTAATTACTGCTACATTAGTTGAAGTTCTATTTTTATTATTAATATCTATTAATCCAGCAGTAGTGGAAGCATAACAATCCTCATACATATTTACTATTGCCGGACCACTAGTATAAACTTCTCCGAAAAAATGTTGATTTTTAGTTTTAGTATCTAAAAGTAACCTTAGAACCTGATTAGCAGTTAAAGTACCATATGCCGTAATAGAATATAAATCTCCAAAATGAACTTCTGCATGTACCCTATCTATAGTTTTTATATCTAATATATTTTGAGTCCCAATAGTCATTATTTACCCCTTAACCTCTTTGGTAAATTCTTAGCTTTAGTAAAATATCCTAAGTCATCTTTATCTTTTTGGTCTTGTGGAATTTTAGGAAATCCTTGTTTATCTTTCAGCATCTCTTCTTTTAATGCACGCCCTTTAGCCATTATGAAATTACCTCCCCTTTAATATTAAGTATCTTTTCTTCCAATCTTCTTTTCTTTTCTAAAAGTTCCTCATCAGTAAGTTGATTGAATTGATTAAACTGAATAAAACTCTGGCTATGGTCAACCCTTTTAGTTTCCTCTCTAGCTTCTTTAAGACAAGTAATAGCGGTGCTTATCTTATCTTTCTTATCCGTAATAGTTAAAGCTAAATTATAAAGTTCCTCATCTCTTTCTAACCTTATCTTCTCTTGGGCAATCGGAACATCCATTAATTCATTAAGATATTTAGCTCTATGCCTTTCAATAAACTTTAAGTTATTGCTTTTAATAGCAGCAATAGAAGCTATAGATAATTCAACCCCATGAATTTCTTTTAATAATTTAACTACTTCTGGAGCAGTTTTATATTGGGCGAGAAGATTACAAATAAAATAGTTTCGTTCACTTAAACCTTTACTTTTGGATTTAGGATTAACTATCGCAGTAGTTTCCATTAGTAATACGCCCCCACTCTTTCATATGCTTGAGGTAAATTAAAGGTTGGTTGGGATATAATAAGATACCTTACTACATCAGCACCATGTTCATCTTTAGGCTTAGAATCTTCCTTGGCATCTTTATCTATATCATTCTTCCACTCATCATATTGATAACCCATCATTGAATGAATAGTATTAGGGCATTTATCTTTTACAAAGTAGAGTTTAGGTTTGTTGTTAATATCCAAAGGTTTATTCTGGTTGTAATGTAGATACTCCTTAACCTTCAATCTTCCGCCCTCTTTATTATCATCTGCTTCGGTAAACTGACACTTATACTTATATAACTCATCTATTACTGACATACCTGTAGATAATAAAGGTTTCCTGCCAAAATTTGGGTCTATTAATCTCTTAATAACATTCCAGTTAAAATACTTCTCCGTAGCCCTAATATACGAAGCTAACTCCGCAATCGTTCCTTCCCTAACCATCTCATACATAACATATACATCATTAAGCCTATCAACCATAGCCCAAATAACGTGATGAGGTAATCTGTCATGTGGGTCAAGAACACAGATTACAGGATAGTTAGTTTCATACTTAAACTCCGAGATAAAGTGAACTACCGGATTAAGTTCTTTATAAACTAAACCTTTAAGATGATAGAACCTACCATGAATCCTGGTTTCCTTCTCATCATCCGTAAGCATATCTTCAAACTTGGCAATATCATCTTCTTTAAGGATTGTATTACCCTGAATATCAAATTTATTATCTCTAGTTCCGGCAGTAAATACTTCTATATTCTTCCCATCTGCCCTGTCTATAATTTCCTCTTTCATCCAAGGTTCAATCAAAGGAGTAAAAGTTAGAATAGTTTGCCCTCCCCTATCTATTAAACCACGCTGAGTGGCTATATAGCGTCTTCGCTCTACAGGTTCATCACCCCAGAATAAATCTAAGTCTTGTCCTTCAAAAGCCATTAGGTCTTGTTCCATAGTAAGAAACTCTATGGTAGAACCATCTTTAGTTTTTAGTTTATTGATATAACCTTGGGGGGAACGCCGGACTTGAACAATCTCATCTGCTGGTAAGTAATCTCTTAACTTCGGTTCTATCACACTATCAATCTTAAAAAACCTATCCGTGGCAATTCTAATCTTTACTGGTCTATTAAATCTACGCTCCATAGGAAACCAGTCTGGGTATTTCTTAGTAATAGCCCAGGCACATTCCATTGCACCGAATACTGATTTACCAGCTCTGTTACCTGCTACTATTGCTAAAGTTTTAATCTTAGATTTATGAGCAGCAAACTGAATAGGATTAGGAATATAAAAATCCATTCCCCTAAGTTTCCTTCGAGCAGAAAGAACTGCAATAACTTCTTCGTGTTCTAAAAGAAGTAACTTATCTTCCTCACTTAAAACTTTTAAGTTTCCTGTTTGCTCCATAGATTGTAGGTTGGGGTTTTACTTTTGATTCAAATTTAACTTTCACTGTTTCTTCTTCTAACACCCTAAACTTTGACTCCAACATCAAAACCTTTGTTTCTAATAATAAAATACGCCCAGCTAAATCAACACTTGAGCTTTCTTTTTTTACTTGAGTTTCTTCTATAATTTCTTCTGGCACTTACACCTCCAACTAATCTAATTATAACATAAAGAAACCCCTAATTAAAAAGACTGGTATTAAATCCAATTATACCAATACTTTATAAGACGCTCAAAAGG